GTATCGTCGATACGAACAAAAAACTTGCCACCAGAAGCTCTAGCAGCAAGCCAATTGAAATATGCGGTCCTCATTGTTCCAATGTGAGTAGGACCGGTTGGTGATGGAGCGATTCGTGTGTTGTAATTCATATTGCGCCACTATGTGTGAAAGATGTCCATAATACCGTAGTGGATTCGTCACTCAAGCAGGTTTCAAAAAACTTTTCATGGAGGTAAGCCTCATGAACTTCAGCAATAGCATGTTGGTGAATTGCCCGAGCATGCTCGACGGCTGCGTCAAGGTGTTCATAGACACCTTTGAAAATTAATCCTTCCCAATCATGCTCAAATACAAGATAGACTTTCATTCAGCCAACTCCAAAAAAACCATACTGGTCTTCCTTCAACCACCATTTTTGGCCCTCATGTAAAATCCATGTTCCTTCAATATTTCCAATAACTGGAAAACGTGGGGATTTTCTTCTCCTAATACCATAAATGGTACTTGGTCTGGGATAGACTTTTGTTTAAAACTGGTGTCGCTATTTTCATCCGGTTTCAGAATTGAAACCGGCATAAAACCTTGATAAAGAACACCTGGTTCAAGCAACACACGTGTTTTGGTGTATGTCATAGTTTAGCGCCCCCTGTAGGATTTGAACCCACGACCTAGCGATTTAAAGGCGCCTGCTCTAGCCGCTGAGCTAAGGAGACATATCAAGACAATAACGTATTTCTGGTCAATCATCAACCAGAATTCGAACTTCTCTAAGATAGTCGGCAATTTGTTTTATAGCATCTTTAATTTGTTCCTCTGTGGGATGTAGAATAGACTCATTTCGGAAATGTTCTCCAGGTCCCTGAACACCCCAACTGCAAAGCATATAAATGCTGTCTGACCCATCATCTTCCAAACAAAAGCTTAGTCGTCCATGATTTGATTGTGGATAGTCAAAGCCACGATAATAGATGATCATTTCCCCTTCGCCTATTAGGCAGTCACTGTATTGATTAGTTTCTGCAAAGCAATAATAGGACCAAGAAAGACCCTGCAAAGCTAGATGTTTGCAAGCAATACCAACATATTCACAAGTTTTATCGATACCCTGTTTTGAAGCGTTCATTTTTCCTCTAAGAGGCACCTACGGGATTCGAACCCGCTTGTTCACTGGTTTAAAGCCAGCTGCATTCCAATTATCTGCCAAGGTGCCGTTGGTGGCCGTCCCAGGAGTCGAACCTGGCTGTCTCACGACTGACGACCAAACTGTCCTATCTGCTTTGACGGGTCCTACCCCCGCTCCTATGATCACTCGGGCCTAGTTGCTTATTTTACTCTCTTCGAGCCCAAGCCTCCTCGGCTTGTGAGGATTCGAACCTCAATTCAGCATCATTGATACTGAACGGACCTATTTTCAGCAACCGCACACGTCATATCGCCGTGTGGCAAAGACAGAAAGGAACAGAGCCTTTATGCTAAGATGTTATCTTTTGATAACCTTTGCCAGCCGTCTTTAGACGAGAGCAAAGATTAGCAGTTGCCTCACCTGGTTCGATTGCCAATGCTGTATATTCATCGATGTCGGGTTCATAAAACATCGAATGCTTCAAACCTTGACTTTCGGCCAGGAAGGCAAATGCCTTCAAAGCATGTTCATCACTGACACCGAGAACAACAATGGTATTTGATTCATTATACCATTTATTCTCGACTTCGGGATACTCATGGGTAAACTGATCCTTAGCATGAATGCTTTGTGCAATTTGGTATCCGGGAGTAATGTCCTGACGAACTAGAACATACATCCTGGAAATTGGTTTTTCAGACATCATGCCATCTTTTCCGTCTTGCTGACAACCTTGCAATGCAAGGTGTATCCCACAACTTTAGGTTCTTCCCATTTGAAGACTAGATTTTCGCCAGTCTTGAACCAATGTAGAACAGCTTCCTGTGTAAACTCTCGATTTCCGTAGCGTACACGATAACCGCCATACATTTTACAGATAGCCAAAATCTCGTCAGCAGCGACGGCACTTTGCCATCCATTAAAAAACAATGGTCTGTTTTTCTCTAGATCATCATACCGCTTGCCCAACATAAAGGCATATGCAAGCATGTGAAAACGTGCGTGAAGACCAAGAGAGCGCTTCCTTCCCCAACCTTTCTCCCTTTTTTCAAAGGAATTAGGGTGAATCTCTTTCTTGCGAATTCTTCTCGCTTCTTCGCTAAAACCATTAATGGCTGCCTTCAAAACGTACAGGTCCTTTTTCTTTAGTGCTTTCATTTTATCCTCCTATTTTTGTCAAAAATTAACACTCCAACTTGTTTGCAGCTAAAACCGAAGTTGGGAACAGGAGGTGGACCTCGACTAAAAATTTACCAAAAATGTAACATGATTTTATCCTATGCTTGTGCTATAGAAATGTATCGACCGCTTTTACGAAAAATCCACTCGCCAACAAAAACTCCAGCAATAGCTGGTAGCGTCTTTAACAAATGGACGAAATCATCTTCCCTCATGACATATTCGTAACCCTTTTCGGTGTCATGAAGGACTGCCTGACAATTGTTGCTCTGATTTGAGCTATAAAGATGGGACGAACTCAAACCAGCCTTGAAAGGCTTATTTTCGAGCCACTCAATATTTTGAGATTCAAACTGGTAAGGTTTGTTTGGTACGGCCACATTGCAACTTGTGGCACCTTTTTCCGGGCACTGCCTTGGCACGCATCCAAACTTACCTACCACATGAGGTACAAGAAAGTCTCTGTCGTCTTTTTCACTCATGTCTTCACTTCTAACATAAGTCTCAAGTAGTTTTCACCGATTTCTCTTTATTGCTGGAGGCCAATGTGTTTCAGTTGACTTAGGTCGCTCCCAGGGAACAGAACCGTCGGCCTTGAAAGGGATTTTGTCCGAAAAGGGGTCTTTGAGTTTCCTCTTTACCATCTTTACTCCTCTTTTAGGAGAGGGTCGTCTTTACCAAGGTAAGCATCTAATTTATCTCGTTCAGTAAACAACCATTGGTCGCTTGTGATTGGTTTTTCTTCACGCTCCGGCGGGGAAATGTCTTCGTCGGGGCAATTATTCCAATTTACATCTGCCTCTGACACATATCCCCAGCCAAATTCTGTTCCTTCCCACCCTGGGAGGTCAGCCGTTAGGGCGACAACGCCAAAACTCAACATCGAGTTTGGTCCAGGAATTGGACCGTCTGTTTCAATATCTGTACTAAAATATAGTTCTTTCATTATCTAAAACATCCACGCTCTACTATAACGCAAACATCACTTCCGGGTACGTTTACAAAACCATTACCATCTTCGTCAACCACAGTGAAAAAGCCATTTGGCTCGGCGGCTGTTGAATCAACTAACCATGAACCATAATCGGCAACCACGACGTCACCTTTCCTTAGGGCACTTACTGTGATGTATTGTTTGCTTAGTTTGCGTACGAGAGCTTCAACTGTTAATTCAGCCATATTATTTCTCCTAATCTAACAGGTTAGGAAAAGAGAATAAACCTGTTTAGAACTTACTTCTGCAAGATCCAGGCTGCGTCATGGCTTACTTTTGTATCAAACACTGAGAACTCCACGAATTCCTTTTCAAGTTTAAAACTGTTGTGCGACAAATCGGCTTTGTTTCCAGCACCTTTAGGCCAAAGTTCGATTTTGACAACAAGCATCCGAGTCTACTTCTTCCATGTTTTCTCTATCACATTCCTATTCCACCCTAAAACAGATTTCCATTTATCCGTTTCTTCTGTCCATGTCTTAGACCAGGGTCCGGCAATAAGCAAAGAATATGTGTGCGGTTGCGATTTAAGAATTCGGTGGTTGTATTCTTTTGGTATATAACGAATTCCAGGTTTAATGCTTTTCAAAAAGATTTGGTCATTGACCATCTCTTCTTCTTCATATCCACCGGAAATCAACCAAGCCCAACCATTGAATGCGTGTGTGTAAATCGGTCTTGCTTGATGGTATTCCACGAGTGGAAGTAAACACCGCCAAATCGCTTGTTTTCAAACAAAGTCCAGCGGTCCACAAAACCTTCCCCAAGACTTATTCTTCTTTTGTTAAACATGTGTTATAGTTTGATTACTCGTTGGTTCATATCAGTAATTTCTACGCTGTAGTGACAAAAGACAACTTGTTTTTTATTTTTATGAATCACCTCAATATGAAGATACTGGTCCCCGGTTTCATAATTCATAAAATGAGAATGAGAAAGATAACACACTACTTCGTTGGGTTTTAATAATGCTGGATTGCCAGAAGCAGTATCACTTAGGTCTGGCGCAACAACAACGCCAGAACTGTCTCCCTAAAACCCCGGCTTTTTATTCACAATGCGAATTAATTTAATTCGCCAGGTTTTAAATTGTCATGTTTTATGTCTAATCACTGCTTCTGCGAACACTCGCACATCATCATCACTAAAAGTGTATTTGGCTAAATTAGCTATAAGACTCACATACCGCACGTTTCCCACTTTATAGGGCTTCCCAGCTTCAATTCTATCAAGGCTAGCATGTCTTGGAGATACGGGTGTTTTACTCCATTCAGTAGAAGTTTGTGGTAAAACCATCCTCCACCCTGTAATGGGACAGATTCCTTTTTGTGTTTCCCACAATTCTTTTAGAAAAGGGAGGGTAAGATCGGTTTCCCAACCTTTCTTTTTATGTCTAGCACGCACGTTTTTAAGAAAATATCGAAAGGGCGAATATTCATCGGTTGGTTTTCCTAAAACTAGATTTTCTATCTTTCCCCTAGTCTTTTTAGGACCCAGGTTCTTTTCATTAACTTTACCACTACAAGTCAACGAACAAAACGTTCGACGACCAATTTTTTGGTTACGATTATGTTCGCCTCGAAGTCTTAAAAAGCTTCGGCCGCATTCATCACATGTCAGTTCTATCTTAGCCATAGACACAGCATATGATGGAGACGGCCGGAAGTGTAAGTGGAGATGGAGGGACTTGAACCCTCGTCCTCAAAAGCGCCTAGAAAAGCTTCTACGTTACCTAGTCTGGTTTTAGAGTTACCGCCTCAAGGTACCAAACGTCCAGCGGGATTTTATCCT